CATCGCGATACGATTGACCGTAGGCGGCGGCTCAATGCCAAACTCAGGGGCGATTTCGCAAGCCAAGTTGTACCGAAACGCTCGCAGGTAGCCGGGCGGGAAGTACAGTTCCGTCGCCAATGTCGCGGGTTGCGTCAACTGCGCCGCCGATATGAAGTGCCATTCCAACACCTTGGTAGGCACCGGGTAAATGTGCATGTCGATGTTGGGGAAATTGGTATTGATCCACATTACTTGTGGAAAAGTGCTGGTCACGGTTTTGACCGCGATGCCGTCGTACTGCTGCTGGTTGATTATCTTAATGCCGTAAGAGATGCCAGTTGAAGCGTCCACAAAATACGTTGCGTCATCCATCAGGACCGGGCGGTCGCCAACGAAGTCGCCGGAAGGACCAAGGGTCTGGCTGATAAGGCCAGGCAACCATGAAAACACTTGCTCTTGCGTTGTGAACGTCGCAAGTTTTTCCGTGCCCCAAGAGTCAATCATCTGATTGAGTGCGGACAGCGCGTCTTGTGACGTACCAGCGGATGGCGTTTCACCTTCGGCTAAAACGCCAAGAAGGCGAAGAGCTCCGTTAATCTGATCCCCGGCTGTCGTCATGGCTTGTCAATCCCTCATTCAGCGGCTTGCGACCGCGTCGCCGGGGTGCAAGTTCGTTTACCGGCTCTGATGCGTCAGAGAACGGGGCTTCGCCAAGAGTATAGCGGCTCCAGCCATTTTCTTCATCATAAATCGCTTCGGCTTCCATAGTGGCGACTTTGGTGCCGTGGACCGGATGGCGCATGTAGATCATGACTTTACCTGTGGAAAAACGCCCCGCCGTTAAGCGGGGCGTTAGAGGATTACGCGATGCGGTACAACGTCCAAGCCAGATCGCCGACCTTGCGGGCAAGGAAGCGGCCGGACACGCCAGCAGCAATCGACAGCGAGCCAACAGTGGACCAGCCGGTGCCGCCCACAACGGACACCGTGTTGGTGCCGCCAGTGTTGATGATCACCACATCAAAGCAGCTATCATTCTTGGCGCTGGAAACCAGAACCTCGGTGTCAGCGACAGTGGGGAACGTCAGGTTGGCGACAGCGCCCGTGTAGGTGATGATGCCGGACGTAATTTCCGCAGCGGTAAGCGAAGCCGCAGCGGTCTTTGCAACAGGGGTGCCCTGCGTCACTATGTTGATTTCGGCGACGTTGCCATCACCAAGCTGGTAGCCACCAGCACCATTCGGAAGAGCCATGATATTCTCCTAAAGAGTTGAAAGGGGGAAATCTGGGGCCGCAGCCCCAGATAAAAGTGGTTAGCCCCACATACGCACGGCCATCGGCGCGCGGATTACATTAAAGCCGTACAGCACGTCAATACGGCAAGGCATACGGTCATTGTTGATGTCGTACTGGCGAACAATACGCATCGAGATGCCGTTGTGAACCTGACGAGAAGCCATGTCCACGCCCTGCGGCATGAGCAGATCGGCGGTGCCGAGCGTGATGGCGTTCTTGTTGTAGATAAGGTTCTGTGGGTACGCGGTAGAAGCCGCACCAAGGAAGGTGACAGCAGCGTTGTCCGCCGGGAACGAATCAACAGTCGCCAGCGCCTGGCTGGAGGTGTAGATCGCGGGCGAAATTGCCACATTGGTCCAAGCGCCGCTAGAAGCAGTGGCGGTGGCGGTGACAACGAACTGCTGCAAGCTGCCGGTGGTCTGACGAGTCTGCGGGTTGACCGAATACACGCCAGCAATGGTGAACACGTCGCCAGCCTTAATCGTAGCAGAGGCAGTGCCGCCATCAAGGCTGATGGTGGACGCGCCCTGCGTCGTGACAGCGCCGTTGACGAGGATCGTGTCCGTGGTGGAGCGCGAGCCGGTCGTGTGCTGGACGATAGACTGAGACATGTTGATTTCGTCATAACCAAGAACCCCTTCGCCCATCATGCCGGTCTTGAACTGACGGCTGATCGTGCTAACGGGGTTAAAGAAGCCCTTCATGCCCTCGACCAGACCGGCGTTGGCAGCGGGGTTCACAGTGGCGTAACGCTGGTCCATAGGGACGGCGTACTCGTTCAGCTTCTGCTGGGCCTGAAGCAGGACAAGCGAAGTGGCCGGGGTCGTGCCGGGGGTGCCAACCGAACTGTAGATGTTCTGGTAGGCGTTCGCCACGTCCGCGTCCACGCTGGCAGCAAGCTGGCTGACGCGAGGCTTCAGAACGCGCTCTGCAAAATCATCCAACTGCATGGTGAGTTCGGCAGAGGTAAAGTTCACGCCAATGTGCTTCTGGGTAGAAACAGTCAGGGTCGTGTACTGCTCGTTGTCGTCCTGAACCTGAAGCGCAGCGCCGTTGGTGACGAGAGCGCGGTCGGGCAGGCGGATACGCAGCGTGGAGCCAATCTTCGCGCCTTCGACGGCGAAGCTGTCATCGTACTGGCGGTTCACGTTACGCGAAAGCACCAGGTTGTTCTCAAGGATCTCCAGAGCCTTCCTGGTGATCATGTCGATTGTAAGAATGCTATTAGCCATTGGTCAGCCTTTCAGGCGTAGAGGGTTAGCGGAATTTCGAGGCTTCCAGCTTCTTTACCTGTCGCGCCCGCTCTGCGGCAATCCATTCTGACGTGGTCATCGTTTTGATCGACCGTGGGTCAGTGGTGTCGAAAGCGGGAGCGCCACTGCTACGGGCAGTGACAGGCGAAATAGGCGTGGGCGCACTCGAAGATTTCTTGACCGGCGGGTTTGAAACCAAGGTGGCTTCAATTCTACCGATCTCCTTGGCCTGCAAGATAGGCGACAAACGAGAAATGCGATCTGCTTCTTTGGGGTTGGACCCTAGGTAATACGCTACGTCAGGACCAACATCAGAAGTCTGGATTGTCTCGGCCATCACGGTCGTGATGCGGAGGTTGGGGTTGTACGCGACCTGTTCAAAGTCATCGTATTTACCCCGCGCGTCCTCTTCGCGGTCGTGGTAGGCTTCTACGTATTCAGACCGCTGCTTTTGAACTTCCCGTTCCCGCAACATCTGTTCGGCGTATGCTTTCGCATAGGTTTCGACCGAATCAAACTGATCGGGTGGCGGTAATTCAGACGGCACCGCAGGAGTAGACGCCCGTTGGGCTTGCTCCCGTTCCCATTTACGCTGCTCTCTTGCGAGGCGCTTGCCGACTATGGCGTCTAATTCTTCTTGTGTAAAAGATTTAGGCGCATCAGTCGTTTGATCTTCCGGCCTTGTATCATCAGCAACTGGAGCCGCCGTAACTTCCGGTTCTGGCATGGACACCGGGGTGTCCACTGGGGCAAGCGTGTTGTCGTCGTTCATGGGTTACTCCGAAGAGTGCCTGGCTACCGGCCAGTCGGTTGAGCAAAAAGGTTGGTGACCCTTAAGCGTAATAGCTGATATTAAGCTTGGCACCTGCCACCTGTTCAATAAAACGGATCATGGTAAGATCGCCGTCATACTGAAAAGTAACACCTACCGCAAGAGGCATACCAACAGACGCCGTAGGGGCAACGTTGTCGTCGCGCCAACGAACAGCCTGGCCTTCCGCAGTAATGAGCGCCATTACGGGACGGCAATTAAGACCGTTGACATCCGCATAGGGCACGGTCAGCGCCGTAGAGGAACTGAGAGACGTGATTTGCTGATAACCTAACCTGGTTGTGATAGTTTTCAGGTTAATCGACATCATATTCTCCTACGTTTCGCAAACAGCGAAACAGATCCGTTCAATGGGCGAGTATATGCTATTTTAAAACAGAAGCAAGTCACGTAGAGAATTAGCGTGCAACAACCCATGATGTGGTAGCTTCATCCCAAACATAAATTTGTTCATTATTTGGGTACGGCGTAGGGGCTTCCCACTGGCACATAATCGTGTTCAACAGCCAGGATGGATACGGCTGCGGCGGGACAAACGCATCCAGAACGGGGTCATAGATGTAACCAATCCCCGCATAATTCTTGCGGAAGTTGGCGTTGTAACTGGTTTGCTTCCAGATCGTGTCCGCGCCAAAAAGCGATTGGCAAAACGCTACGCCAACGGGCTCGCTTTCTGGAAACGGCAAATTATCAATCGTCGCATTGTTTACGACAATCACTTTGGTGACGGTATAGGCCCCATCAAGCTGTGCAAAGTTTGCCATTAGAAGGTAATGCTCCCGCTTCCGGTAAACGTGTAGACCTTGTAGCCGCCAACATTGGTAAGGGTAGGCGAGCCGGTTGTGGATGCGGCATCTGCATATGTGTTGGCGTAACGAACAATAACAATGCCAGATCCGCCTGCGCCGCCAGAAAGGTTGTTGCCACCGCCGCCACCGCCGCCGGTATTTACCGTTCCCGCTGTTCCATTAGACCCAAAAGTTGCGCCGCCAGTTCCGCCGCCACCAGAGCCGGGCGTACCAACAGTAACAGCCCCGTAACCACCGCCGCTGCCGCCGCCAGCATAGGTTGACCCAGCAAAAGTAGAACCATTGCCGCCGTTACCGCTTACAGACCCTGCACCTGCTGTGCCTACGGCGCTTGCCCCGCCGCCGCCGCCACCACCGTAATTAGCAGTGGTATTGCTTCCGCCGCCTCCGTACCCTTCAACAGGAGAATATCCGCCGGTATTTCCGGAGCCGCCCGTACCACCATATCGGCCTCCGGCTCCAGACCCGCCGTTACCGCCATTTTGAAGACCGCCCCCGCCTGCGGCAGCGCCTGCGCCGCCGCCACTTGAATTTATGGTAGAAAACGCGCTGGCAGACCCAACCGAAGCCGCGCCGCCGCCGCCGCCAACCGTAACAGTGTTAGACACGCCAGGCGTAACCGCAAAACCCGTTGCAGTTCTGAACCCGCCCGCGCCGCCACCGCCGCCGTAAATTCCCCCGCCGCCGCCGCCAGCAACAACAAGATATTCAACCGTTGGCGGAGGCACCAAAATTGAAGAAAGAACAAGAAAAAAATTTTTAGCCGCGAACATTACGGGGTGTATCCTTGCGCTATGCTGCCGTACCAATTGGTGCCGTCAGCAATAAAAGTAAGAATGTCCATTTTGCCTGCTGTAGCCGTAATTGTAGGCGCGCCCGCAGTTCCCCATTTGACACCGGTAAAAGTAGCGGTTCCGAGACCAACAGCAGCAGCTTGTTTTAGCAACAACACAAATGATTTACCAGCGGTAGCCGTTGGCATCGTAAACGTGCAAGCCGTTGAAGCAGTCAACGTAGCCGTTTGCACAGTGCCATTGGTCAACGCAATGGTATTGGAAGTAGTAACCGTTCCAATAGCCACCACCGATTCAACGTAATTTGTAACGGTAGGATTGTTAACCGTGGGGGAAGTGCCAAGAACAATGCTACCGGAACCTGTAACCGCTGCCGCCAAAGCGGTGCCAACGCCTGTACCAAGACCAGTTATGCCCGCAATAGGCAATCCTGTGGCGTTGGTTAGCGTTCCAGAACTAGGCGTTCCCAACGCGCCGCCATTGACTACGAATGCGCCAGCAGATCCGGTATTTACCCCCAAAGCGGTTACTACGCCCGTTCCCGTGGTTGCCGCAGCCAACGCGCCTGCCGCGCCCGTACCCACATACAGTTGGCTGCTTGTGGCAGATGGAATGGCCGTATTGATGTTAGCCGTGGTTGCCAAAGTGCCGCTGGTAGGCAACGTCACGCTGGTTAGAGCGGAAGCCGTTAGCGTAATGCCAAA